ATTAACATGGCTTGTATATTATCAAATGGAATTGCTTTAGGCTGTAAAGACAGTTTGGGCGGAATTAAAGAAGTTTATATTGGTTCGACTAACGCAACAACTGTATTTACTTACGATGCAGACGACGTAATTGACAGCGCAACTGCAGCACCGAATTTCTACACGTTCGAACAAAGAAACGAGCAAGGGGAATTTGTGCAAACAGGTAACCACTCAGTTGAAAACGGAACAAACTTTTGGACTCAAACAGTTTCATTAATTTTCACTAAATCAGACGCAGAAGATAGAAATACTTTGATGTTACTAGCTCAGTCAACTTTGATGGTGATTGTTCTTGACCAAAATGGAAAATACTGGGTAGTAGGAGAAAATAACGGTGCGGATTTAGTTGCGTCTACTCAGTCAGCGGGGAAAGCTTACGGAGACCTAAACGGAACAACTGTAACAATCGAAGGAAAAGAATCGAGTCCAGCTCGTGAAATGGATGCAGCAACTTTCGCAACTCTTACAGTAGCTTAATTGGTTTAAATAGTGTTTTTTAAAGGGGTTGTCTTGATTGATAACCTCTTTTTTTTGTTTACCTTTTTAGGCTTAAAATTGTCTTTGTGTTGGTAATTTTGCCCATCGTCGCAAGTCTCACAAAAAACAGGAATATTTAAGTCTTTGATTAGATTAGAACAAGTACTAAAACCGTATTTACATTCTAGTTTTTCCATAATTATAAAAATAAAGCCCCGAAGGGCGTTAGTTAATTTCTTTCGCCATTTTCAAAAACCCATATAGCCCCTGTGATAACTTCGCCAAAATGATAATTTTTATCGTCTGAAATTGTCGTGTATACTCTTAATCCTATTAAATCACCTAATCCAAATTTTTCAATCTTTTTTTTCGTTATTGTTCTAGTAACAGGTTTTGGTTTTGGTGTGTAGTTTTCAAACTGCTTAAATTCAAAAGATTCACAAGCTTTAAAACTTGTTTTAAGCTCTTTTACTTTTATTATTGTATCTGTTAAATTTGCCATTTTGCTATTTGTTTCGTTGTTCATATTGTAAATATAAGACATTTATTCTGTATTAAAAAATTAATATGAAAATAAATTAAAAAAAAACAAAAAAATTAAGTTTATATATTATAACATGATTAAGTTAATTAAAAATCAAACGAATAGAGTAATATTCACAGCGTCAGAAAACGTAACACTTTCTGCGCCTGTTTACTTCTTGTTTGAATTGATAAGTGATGACACAAAAGAAAGTAAGATTTTTACAGGTACAGACATTTCTAATAACACTTGTAGATACAATGAGTTTCTTATTGAAGTAACAACGGGAGCTGAAGACTTACTTGACAGCGTTATTAATTTAGAGTTAAACGGATACTACAAGTATCGCGTCTACCAAATGTCAGACCCTACAAACTTAGATATTACCTCTACTGACGGAATAGTTGAAAATGGTAAGTTATATCTACAGGGAGACTCTAAGCCTGTTACAACCTCTTACAATGATAATGAAGACAATAATTACATAGCCTACCAATAACATTATGAAGATAGAAAACAAAAATACTAAAGTAAACATGATTTCAGCGCCTTCGATAGATATTGAAGCGCCTGAGTTTAAGACTTTAAATAATAAGGATTACATTTTATACGGAAATAAAAACGACTTCCCTACAATCCTTAAAGAAATGATGAACACTTCGTCACTTCATAGCGCAATATTAAAGAAGAAGTCAGACATGACTGCGGGCTTAGGGTTTGAATCTACCACAACGGAGCAAAAGAACTTCATTAACAACTTAAACGGAAGCGAAACAATTGACCAAATCGTTTATAAAAACGCGTATGATTTAGCTCTTTACGGTGGTTATTGTTTTCTAGTGACTTGGAGTAAAGACAAAAAGAGTATTGCGCGCGTTCAATACATGGATTGGTCAAAAGTTCGTAAAGTTAAAGAATTAGACGACGATTCAGAGGTGGCAATTAGACAAACTGAAGGTGTTGATTTTTACCAAATTTCCGCAGATTGGACTCAGGAAAGGAAAGAAAAATATAAGCCTGAAATAGTACAAGGTTTTTCAACTGAATACAATGATGTCGCTACACAATTGGTTTATGTACCAATGTACAGACCAGGAAGCGAAGACGTTTATCCTTTACCAGATTACCAAGCTTGTAGTACTTATATCGCTTTAGATACGGAAATCGCTTCATGGCACTTAAACAGTGTTAAAAACGGTTTTACACCTTCAATGATGATTAATATGATTGGTGTCCCGTCTGACGAAGAAATGAAACAATTTCAAAGAAAACTAGAGGAGCAATATTCGGGAAGTGCTAACAGTTCTAAAATAATTTTAACACTAAGTGAAGACGAAGCGCAAGTACCAATTATAACACCTTTACAATTAAACGACTCTGACGAAAGATATAAGGATTTGGCACAACAAGTTAAGGAACAAATCATAATTGGTCACAGAGCGTCTAGTACTGTTGTGGGGGTTGCTACTGCAGGTAAATTGGGTACGAGTGGCGAAGTTGTGGAAGCAGAAGCGATGTTCCAGCATAATGTTATAGACCAATACCAATATTTATTGGAAAGTCACTACAATAGAATAATGAATTTAAACGGAATCGAAGGAGAGATATTATTGAATGAATCTGTAACTTTCAAACTTGACGACGTAGAAGAAGAAAACGAACCAAAAACCGAAGAAGATGCCAACTAATAAAATACTATTAATGACTGCGGACTATTACAAAAGGAATAGCGTAGTCAATTTAAATGTCGACGACGAACTAATTCACCCGCAAATAATAAAAGCGCAAAACTTAAATATCGAAAGGGTTTTAGGAACTAATTTATTCGACGTCTTAATTGCTGAAGTTACAAGTGGAGCTGTTTCGGATAGAATGGTAACATTACTAGAAGACTATATCCAACCCGCATTAGTTGAATGGGTAACTTATAGCGGTATTTTATACTTTAACTATAAGATAACAAACAAAGCGGTAGTTAAAAAAAGCTCAGATAATTCAGAAGCTAGTAGTCTAAACGAAGTAAACTTTCTTAGACAAAGTGTAAGAGATGACGCGGAGTATTACACAGATAGATTAGCGAAGTATTTATGTGCTAACGAGGTTCTATATCCTGAGTATATAGAAGGAAATATTAACGATGACGACATAGTGCCAAGTAAAAAGAGTTTCTTTGGCGGTATTTATTTAAACTAAAATGACTGATTTAATAACAAAAATATCACTAGCAATACTAACGATATTAGCACCAATCCAAACAGCCATACTAAGCGTAGGGTTTTTAATTATTGTTGATTTAATAACGGGAGTAATTGCAGCCTTCAAAAGAGGTGAAGTGATAAAGTCGGGCAGGTTAAAGAATACAGCGGTTAAGATGTTAGTTTATAATTTACTATTAATATCTTCTTTTATTGCAGAAACGTATTTAACACCTTGGATTCCTTTTACTAATGTAGCCTTAAGCTTTTTAGCTATAGTGGAAGTAAAATCATTAGGTGAAAACTTTCAAGCTATTACAGGAATAAGCTTTTTAAACTTCTTAAAATCATATTTAAACAACAAATTAAACGCACCAAAATGAAAAAATTAATCGCAAAACTAGGCTTATTATTTACTTCGCCTAAAGCTGGTAAGATTGTGGAGAAAGGAATGAGTTTAACAGCCACTAACCTTCTTTATAAAAAAGTATTTAAGATTATAATAATAAGTATAATATCAATTCTTTTATTAGCTAATAGTATAGACTCTGAAGTGTTTATTGAACTACTTGAAAGTATCTTATGATTTTAAAAACAGATAGAAATATAGATTTATTAGTCATCCATTGTGCGGACACATACAAACGAATGTTGGTAGGTGCTAAAGAGATTACTAGGTGGCACTTAGACAGGGGATGGAGTGATTGCGGTTATCATTTTATAATTAATAGATTCGGAACTGTGGAAACGGGAAGAAATTTAACCGTACCAGGTGCACACGCTAGAGGTTATAATAAAAATAGTATTGGTATTTGTTTAGTTGGTGGTCGTAGCGATAACGATAAGCCTGAAGACAATTTCACTGCAGAACAAAAGAAAACTTTAGCTGCTTTAATTATCAATTTGCAAATTGAATACCCTGACGCAGATATTAAAGGACACAACGAACTTTCAAGTAAGTCATGTCCGAACTTTAGTGTTAAAGAATTTATGTCAAATATAGACGTTCATCTATTCAATTAATTATCAGGGGCTTACCGTTCTAGGCAGCCCCTTTTTCCTTTCTAAATAACATTTTTTTAAAACTTTCTTTGTAATTGTATTGTGTAATAAGAATTTATTACTATATTTGTGTATCACTTAACAACAACGATATGACAACTATTACAATTAACAACGAAAAACAAGAAAATTTAGCTTTAATTTCATTCGGTGAAAACGGAATCAGATGGTCTACTTCAGTATACCCAGAAGATTTTAAGCCTTCTTTAACTGCAGACTTTAGCGGTTTTCCTTATAAAATTACATTAGATATTTTAGAAATTACTTACTCTTAATTTAAAAACAAATGACAAACCAGACTACAGTCTTAGTAACACTAGGCACTAATTCAAAAAGATTCACCGCAGATATTGAGATTTCATACTGCGACGGTGATATGTACACACCTAGTCAATCAATAGTAGAAAGTATAAACTATTTTGATGCTGACGGAAATGACGCAAATGACTTAATAAATAGATACGAAAAGCTTTATAATATAGACGTGTCCGACATAACACTAGAAGAACTAA